GGGGAGGATTAGTCAACTTAAAGAGGATGAGAAATTTAAGGAAGTTTTAAGTCAAGCACAGCTGGCGAAGTTGAAACAATATGAGGAAATGGATGATACATGGGATGCGGTGGAATTGAAGGCTATTAAAAAGTTAAAGTTGGCTTTGAGTTTGTTTAATGATCCTGAAATGGTATTGCGGATTGCAGCTGTGGCTAATAAAGCAGTCAGGCGTTCGAGTAGTTTTAATAAACCTATCCTGCCTATGAATGGTGGACGGGTAGAGTTGACTTTTAGTCAGAATTTTATCGACGCAAGGAGTTCTGGAAATGTTGGAAATAGTGGGAATAATAGTAATGGTGACAATGGGCGTACTATGTTTACGCCAAATATTATTCGCAATAAAGGAGAAGAAGTTAAAAAAGATGAAAAAGAACCTTTAAAGAAAATTGTTGACATTCTTCCACCTGCACAAGTGGAAAAGATGCTTATTCCTGCAAAAGAGGAAGCGTTTAGTTCTGATATTTTAGCTGCAATGATTAACGAGGAAATGGAGCAAGAGAATGAGTAAAGACAAAGCTAGTAAAAGTGTTAAAAAAGCTCTGAGAAAAGTTAAATCTGGCAAGACACGCCCTAAAACAAGTCATAAGAAGAAAAAGTAATGGATTATGCTTCTGCATCAGCTGAAGTAGCTAGTGCACAAATTGACTCTACAAATATACTTCAACACTTAGAGAGTGGTGGTGTTGAGGTATTTGAAAACTTTTTTATACCTGAAGAATTAGTATTTAAAGTCCCTGATTTTCACGATCATTGTTGGAAACTTCTTACAAGTACGGCAATTACCTTAGTATCTTTAGCTATTCCCCGTGGTCATGCTAAGACTACCCTGGCCAAACTTGCAGTTGTTTGGCATTTTCTTTTTACAAAAGTACGTTTCTGTGTTTATGTTTCAAACACAGCTATTATTGCACAAAATGCTTGTCGTGATATTATTGCTTATATTGAGACTGATAATTTTCGTACCTTATTTGGTGAAGTTGAATTTGAAAAGAAGTCCGAAGGCCATGGTTTTTATATATTTATCCTCAACATTCCTATAAAAAATGAAAAAGGTGAAATTGGAATAGTTATAAAACGTTGTATTTTAAAATCATTAGGCGCAGGACAACAGGTTAGAGGGTTGAATGTTGATAATCAACGTCCTGATCTTGCAGTTGTTGACGATTTAGAAGATAATGACAATACAGCTACTCCATTTTTACAGAATAAGTTGATAATTTGGTTTTACGGTCCATTTAGAAAAGCACTTGATCGAAAATGGCATAAAATTATTTTTATTGGTAATCTACTATCTAATACATGTTTGATTAAGAAATTAGTCGAAGATGAGGAATGGCATTCAATTCGCCTTGGTGCATTATTATCTGACGGTACTACACTTTGGCCTGATCTGTGGCCGTTAGACCAGTTAATTAAAGACTTTAAAGAGTATGCTAGGCGTGGTATGCTATCCCAGTGGTTTGCTGAGATGCAGAATATGCCTGTGCCTGCTGGTTTGGGTTTGATTACAACAGAGGAAATTGTCTACCGCGGAGGGTTTACCCCTGCGGATATAGAGGCAGGATTTATTGTAATTGATCCAGCTATTTCGCAGCGTAGGGATGCGGATAATAGTTGTATTGGGGTGCATATCTTAGTTGATGGAATTCCTCATGTACAGGAGTATGAACTTGGGAAATCAGAACCACTACTAATGTTTGAGATTGCGATTGCATATTGTAACAAATGGGGGATTAATGTCATCGGTATTGAGAATACCGCATTTCAGGCCGTCTTGCAATATTTCTTTGAATACCTACTTACCGTTCGCGGTCTGGATAATATTCAAGTTGTTCCGCTCTTTGCAGATACAAAGAAATCTGAACGTGCTAGAGCTTTCGCTAGTTTATGTAAAGCGGGGGAATATACTATTCCTGACGGCGACGTGTACTTAACTGAACAATTACTTTTATTCAATCCTGGTAAGAAAGATAATGACGATGATGCTTTAGATATGGCCGCATATGGGCCACAAATGATTGATCTATATTGGGATGTTATTGTTAAACGTTCGCCATTATTCATAGCAAGCCCAGATCAAGGCATAGTAACAGAATACAAAATGGGAGTTTGACATGTCTCTCTTCACAGCACCAAGATTAAATAAGCCAATCAAGCTTACAAGACAGGCAAAAAAGAAAAATCCATATAAAAAGAACCATCCTTTAAATAATAAAGAGAACCATAAGAAGTTATTGGAATATGCTACTATACGGTTGGATTTTGCTAATAGCATGCGTGAAGCTTGGTTTAATAAACTTAGTATGATTGATAAAGATATATCTGGATTTACACGTTTATCTGATGATGATAAACGTCGAGTACAAGATAGACGTAAAGGTAAGAAAGCAGTTCCTGTTGAGACAAAATTACCTTTAGTGTGGGCACAGCTTCGTGATACTTTGGCTTATTGTATGGAATTGTTTGCTCCTGATAATTCCATATTTGAAGGACAAGGTAAACCAACACAACAAGCAGCTGTTAATGCATTAGTAAATTTAATTAACGAAAATTCTCAACGATTTGCTTACTACCCTGAGTTAAGTAAATTCATATGGGATGCATTTAAATATAATCTAGGCATGATGCGTGTTGAGTGGGAAAATCAATATGGAGTGAAATTTAGTGAAGGTGATACTGGTACGCCGGAGGTTTCTCATGGTGTAGTATGGAAAGGTAATAAGTTAACTGCTGTTGATTTGTATAATTTTCTATGGGATTTAAGCGTGCCTCCTATTGAGTTGTATAAAAGAGGTGAATTTTGTGCAGAAGTAGATATGGTAACGCAACATCGAATTGCACGTATGGCAGAATTTGATGAATTATATGATGTTCATAGATTTATAGATAATAATACAGCAGTAAAACGGTACTATAGAGCTCATCCTATTGTAAGATCAGAAATTCCAAGTAGTGAAGATACAGCGACGAATTGGGTTAGTATTTTAAGTGGTGCTACTGATCTTAATTTGTCTCCTGGTGTTGAGTTAGTTTATTTGTATATATGGTTGAGGCCGAAAGAGTTTGGTTTGAGTGCTGTTGGTGATGACGACAGGTATACTCTTTATAGAATTACTATTGCGAATGCAGAATATATTACAAGAACTGATGAATTAGTTGCAGCACATTCAATGTTGCCATTCGTTGGTGCATCACCTAATGCTGATAATTTAGAGTTTTTCCAGCAAAAAAGTTTTTCTGAAATATTAACACCAATGCAGACTTTTGCTTCATATTTGCTTAATATTCATAGAAAAGCCTCTGTAAAACAAACGTATGGGATTACAGTTTATGATCCTAGAATACTTGATTTGGGAGATGTACCAAATGATGATGTAGTATGGCGTGCGCCAATGAAACAAACTTCACCAAAAGATAAAAAACCAGCGGATGCACTTGCAAACTTTACTGATTCTCCAGTCCAAACTGATAAACTACTTAGAGATGTGGAAGTTATTAAAAAGATAATGCAAGATATTTTACCTTCAAATCGTTTGCAACAAGTTGCAGATTTAGATCGAGCAACTGAATTTCAAAGTCAGGCAGTGGTTCAAAGTGGTGATCGTACATCACTACTTACTGCAAGAACTATTAATTCGCAAGGATTAATTCCTATGCGGTTTATGATAATTGCCAATATTTATCAAAATCAAGAAACTGTAGAACTTACTAACGCGGATGGTTCAGTAAGTGAGATTAATCCTTCTGAATTAAGAAAATTAGGTATCGAATTTGTTATTGGTACAGGTTTACGTGGGCTTGATAGGCTTACACTTGTTAATTTGATTAAAGATGTTATCAACCGTCTTATTCAATCCCCAGCTGCTTCAGAACAAATTGATATACTTGGTCTTGTAAATTATTGGGCCACACTTGCTGGTGATGATTTTGACCTTAATCAATTTAGATTGCAACCTGCTGCACCTCCTGGTGAAGAACAGCAACAAGAAACTCCAGGTGCAGGAGAACCACAGGCAGGTTTGGGTGGTGATAATGTAATTCAACCATTTCCAGGGGATCAAGGAACCAGTTTATGATTTTTCATGCAGAAATTCTTGAAGCATTAGATAAAGATGAATTAAACTTAGTAATTAGTTTTTTTAAACAACCATCTATAGAATGGGTAATTTCTCGTCATATTGAGTTGCTTTCTAATGAATTTGCTAATTTAGATATGGATATGGAAGATAAAAATATTGTAGAAGAAATCAAACGTATTAGATTAGTTCAGGACTTCTGGAAAGAATTTCGTTTAGCCCTTAAAGAAATCACCGCCATACAGGAGAATTCCAATGTTGTTACCGAAGCTGACCTCTAGAGTATTCGCTGCTGATGCTGGTAGCGGTGGTTCTGTTCCAAATGCTGGTGCAGGAGAAGGTGGAGATATTAACAAGGGAGATCCAGCACAAAAAGCCGCAGGAGACAAAAATAACGACGAGAATAACCTTGACTCTAACAAGAATATTTGGGATACTGGTAAACCAACGGACGACAAAAAGCCAACAACTGAGGAAGAAAATGCACTTTCAGCGGCATCAGAAAAATCCATAAAGGATTTTCACGAGTATGTTCAAGGACAAACTTTTGGTGAGGAATTTACATCCGAAGCTCTCAAAAAGATGCTGGAGGATGGAGATACCAAACCGCTTAATGATGCTATTGCATCTGCTGCTAAGGCTGGTTTTGGTAAGGCTTTACAAGATAGTCAAAAAATTATTCAAGAAGCTATTAAAAAGGGTACAGCTGATGCAGTTGCACAGTCAAAAGCTGCTACCTCTGAAAGAGACAATATAAACGCTATGAATATTGCACTTCCATTCACAAAAGATGTAAATGTTGCTCCTATTGCTG